AATCGACATTTATTAACTTAATATACCCACTTCATCGCATTTTATTCGGCGAAGAGCGTTTTTTACTCCTTATTTCTGAATCTGAGATGCAGTCTAAGTATAATTTAGAGGCTATTGGCAATGAAATTGAGTTTAACCCTAAAATTAATTATTTTTTTGGCGACAGAAAGGGTTCCGTGTGGGGTAAGGAAGAAAAAGAGGTAATCGGAGGCTTTGATAAGTACGGAAAGCCCAATGTAATGTGTAAATGCCTTATTCGTGGAACCGGACAGAAAGTTCGTGGTCTAAAATATGGCGCATATCGCCCAACTCTAACAATTATTGACGATGGAGAAGGCGAATCTAATAGTAACACCCCTATGGCAAGAGATAAATTCAGACGATGGTTAAATGCGGCTGTAATTCCCGGTTCTGGAGACGCAAAACTTGTATTTATTGGCACTATTGTAGACACAGAAGCCTATTTAAACAGAATTGCTGGTCCTCTAGCTTACGATAAGGAAGGAAATTATAAAGTTAAGGGCTGGAAGTCTATGTTTTTTCAAGCTGTTCCTCAGGATTTGCCAGAAGGTCGTTTTAGTACGTCTGGAAATGAGTTTTTGGATGAAAAAGGGAACGTAAAAGTGCTTTGGGACGAGCGTAGACCCTATTCTTGGCTTATGTCTGAAAAAGAAAGGCTAAAATCCGAAGGAGATATAGCATATTTCTATCAAGAGTACCAAAATATACCAGTTGATGATAGTTTTCGTATTTTTAAAGAGCGAGATATGCGATATTGGGAAGGTCGGTATATGTACGAAGACAATCAGAGCTTTATTATGCGAAATGATGAAGGTAGGCGGGAAAAATTGCCTGTAAATATATTTATTGGTGTTGACCCGGCATCAAGTGAGAATGTAAAAGCCGATTATACTGTAATTATGGTTATAGCCGTAGACAAGGAATATAATATTTATATCCTTGATTACTTCAGGGGTCAGGTAGCACCTATGGATGGAGCCGATAGAATATTTGACATGGCAGATATGTATAATCCAAAAGATATTAAGATTGAAGAAACTGGTCATGTTATGCTTGCTGATTATGTCAGGAGACATTCTAAAGAAACTGGTCGGTTTTATAATATTAATACCCGTCAAGCTATAAAAACTAAATATTACCGCATTAAGCAGATGCAACCGCACTTTGCATCCCATTCGGTGTTTTTAAAAGAGTCTCACGAAGAGCTAGAAATGGAATTATTAAACTTTAAAGAGCATGGAACATTTAAAAAAGACGCTCGGGATGCACTAAGATGGGCTATTGCTGAAACTTGGGCGCGAGATGTTGAACAGAGCGGAAAGGGTGAAAGGTTACCGCCACCAGCAATCATGGAAGTAGATTGGGAAACTGGTCAAATGTTTAGTGCCGCTGATTTTGTTGAAGCTTAATGGGAAATTTTGATATAGACCTAGATTTTGGTCAAATATATGAAAAAAAAATCAAAGAGCTTTTTGAAGGCGACGGCTCAATAGAAGTCAAGACGGAGCGAGATATTTGGGCAGATACTGGAAACATGTTCGTAGAAGTTCGCTCTCGCGGTAAACCATCTGGAATATCGACCACAGACGCAAAATGGTGGATTCAGGTGTTTACGATTGACGGAGACGTTAAGTTTACTATAATGTTTCGTGTTGATAAATTAAAAAAAGCAGTTAAGTATATGTATTTAAATGACTTAGCGAGCATGGTAAAGGGTGGAGATGATAATACTTCTGATGGCATATTGGCTCCTATAAATACATTAATTTTATTAAATAAAAAATTTTGATACTACTATAACATGTTTGTAACATTAAACATATAAAAATGCTAAACTTACGTAAGCTTGACACAAAGAAAATTACAGCGGAGGAAGTGCGTTCAGATTATTTATTATTTGAAAGCGCATCTAGTGAATACCGCTTTCAAATGGCAGAAGACCATGAGTTTTACCTAGGTTCACAACTTACTAAGACGCAAAAGAATTACTTGCTCAGCGTGGGGCAACCCCCCGAAGCAAATAACAAGATACGCCCGTCGGTTGAGCAAGTTCTGGCGAATATTGCCGCGTCTGCTCCTGAATGGGACGTCCACGCTGTGGGCAAAACTGACAATGATGCGGCATTCGTCTTTGACCAGTTGCTTGATAAAATATGGTACGAGTCTGATGCGGATGTTCATTTTCGTCAGGCATGTAAGGATTTTATCGTAAAAGGGATTGCCTATATGTATATATACCCGAATTGGAAAGGGGATGGCGGACTCGGTACGATAAATGTAAAAAGAATGCCCCCAGAGTCTATTTTTGTTGACCCTAATTGTTCTATGCCTGATTTTTCCGATGCTAGCTCAATAATATATTCCGATTTACATACAAAAGAGCATCTTAAGATTTTATTCCCGCAATATGCAAAGGAAATAGACAAGGCTGAAGAAAACCACCAGCGTAATGAGATGGAATCTGGAAAATATTCCAGAGACCATATTGAGACTCGCGGAAGCTCTGAGCTCGACCATCAAAGCAGAGTTAGAAAGTATTGTTATTTTACGAAGGTGAATATTCCACATGCCTTGATTCTTGATACAAATACAGGAAAATCACAGCTTTACACGAAGGATGAATACAAAGAATTAATAAATGACGATAAATATGAAAGCTTTTTAAGCGAAGGTGTCATTACAGAACAGCTCGCTTATCAGACTAAAGTTAGAGAAGTGTTCGTAGTTGGAGATACAATTCTTTATGATGAAATATTACCCATTTCTGAATATCCAATAGCAGTCGCATGCAATGAGCATGCAGGAAATCCATTTCCAAGCGGAGATGTAAGACATTCCAAGACGCCACAGCGAATGCTAAACAGGACAGAAGCCTTAATCATTTCACATACGAATGCCACTACAAACTTTAAACTTCTTTATGAAGATGGGGCTATTGATGCTAGTGAGATTCAAAAGTGGCACATTCCAAATGCAATTATTAGAGCAAATCCGGGAGCGCTTGCGGCTGGAAAAATAAAAGAGTTTGCACCTCCAGCCGTATCGTCACAATTATACACCGAGAAATCTCGATATGAAGTAGATATAGAAACGGTCTTTGGTGCTTATAAGTTTTTACAGGGTAATTCTCAAGGAGCACCGGGAACTGTTGGAGAAGCCCAAATTATGGACGAATCGTCGTCTAGAAAGCAAAATTGGAAAATTTTACCTATTTACGATATGCTTACAAGGTCGGCAAAAATAGTGGTAGAGTGGATGCCTAGTGTTTATGACCAACAAAGAACCTTAAGAATTGTAAGCCCAACTGGAGATGAAAGTGAAGTAAACTTGAATATTCCAGTTATAGACGACAAAACAGGTGCGGTTAAGAAACTATACGATATGACAACATCGCAATTCGACGTTAGGGTTGTAGTGGGGTCTACTCGTTCTAAATCGCCAATGGCGGAACTACAAAAAGATTTAACTCTCTTAAATGCTGGTATTTATGACAAAACTCAGGTCATTATGAATATGAAAGGCGACATAGATAAAGCATCGTTAATGCAACGTATGGGAGAGATAGCAAATTTACAGGCGCAGTTGCAACAAGCGCAGGAAGAACTCAAGAAAATGCAAGGTGACTTGCAAACTAGAGAGCGTGAAGTGTTCCATGCTAACATGAGGGCTGAAATAAGTGAGGCTACCAAACCAGTATCTGAGGCGGTAAGCAACATTAAGTCCGGTGCTAAGCTCGAACAAGCGCGACAAAGGGATAAAACTCGCATGGTCAGTGAAGATTTATCTCTTGCAAAACAAGCGATTAACTCAGGAACAAAAGCTCCGCAAGCTTAACGCGGATAACTTTAAAGGAGCATCGAATGACAAATGAAGACCAGAAAAACCAGAATGAAGAAATGAGCGAAGATAACCTTATGGCTGAACTCGACGAGTTCAATACAGGCTCTTCATCAGAAGTTGAAGAAAAGGAGCAAGTAGAAACAGCTCCTGTCGAAGAAACTAAAGAAGCTCAGGAAACTCAATCTGATGAGAAGGTTAGTGAAGAACAACCAGAAACAGAATCCGAGATTGAGCAATGGCTCATTGAGAATAAATTCAAAAATGACGACGAAGGCAGACAAAAGCTGGCAGACGCCTATAAGCAACTCCAATCAAAGTCCGATAAGGAAAGGAATGAATGGAGCGGTGAAAAAGGCAAGTATGAAAAGCTAGCCCAGTTGGATGACTTCCTCGCCAGTAACCCAGATGTGGTTCAAAAACTGACAGAATCAGTTCAAGAAAAACAGAAGGATTTGAATGCACCGCCGACTAAGCCCGACGATTATGACATTCTCGATGAAAGTATTGATAACTCTAGCTCCGCACAATGGAGAACAGCTCAAGATGAATGGCTTATTCGTCAAGGAGCGGTTCAAGCCATGCAGGAGGTTGAAAAGTTAAAGTCTGAACTCTCTGAGTCGCAGGCTTTTGACGCGGAAACTGTAGAGTTACAGAAAATGGGGTTAAGTGATACAGATATTGTCGAATATCGGCAATTTATGGCTGACCCAAATCATGTGTCTCAGGAGAACTTGGTTCAAATCTGGAAGACTTTGGCTAATCATGGGCATAGTTCTCAGCCAAAAACATCTGAGCAGGCTCCAAGGGTAAAAAATAAGCAGAATAGCGCCGCCGCAGTTAGCGGAAGCGCTCCAGCTTCTATTGAACCCGAAGAAAAAGCTGTAGACGACTTTTGGAAGGGAATTATGGAATTTAATAATACTAATACATAGTGTTATAGTCCCTTATTTTTTTAAGTGGATTGTAGCATTATCGTAACATAATAAGGAGGTAGCTAATGGCTACAACTTACGGTACTGGTACTGCCCTTCAGTTCTCAGATGCGTCGCAACGACAAGTCCTTGAACTAGGGTCAAAAATCCACTACTACAATCCAAATGTTACTCCCATTTTCTCTCTGTTCGGAATGAAGTCAATGATGACTCCCGTTCCGATTTTCGAGTGGATGGAAGACGAGTACATGATTAAAAGGTCGGTCAAAATTGATATGTCTGGAGAATCTGCTGGTGCAGATTCTGCCACAACTCTATTGTCCGATACAGCTACAAGTGGCGTGAACGGTGAAAATGTAATTATAAATTTCAAAAGACAAGCAGAAGTGGAAGCTTTTGAAGTTGGTGGAATTTATCTTGGCACATTTACTGGTTCAGCGACTTTTGCAACTGATGTAACGCATTTAATATGTGTTGCAATAGGTGACGAGGTTAATTGTAGCACAACAAACCATAAAGCAGTCCAATTTGTTGGCGCTCACGTCCATGCTAGTTTAAACGCTTATAATACTGAAGCTATTGCTGGCGGTACTGATGTTATTGGTTTTAACACTGATTCAACATTAACTCTAGAATACGTAGCAACAGCAGGTCAGTTATATGACAACGCAGTAGCTGTTGATTATTGGGGTTATCAAACTCATAGTGGAACTAACGGTTTTGGAGAAATTAATTTTGCTGATGCTGATTACTTCCTAGTGGGTGGTGGTCCCGGTCAATACGCTGAGGGCGCGGCTGTTGGGGTAGAATCTCGTAAAAAGGTACGCAGGCTGAAAAACTGTACACAGATTTTCCGCGAACCTTATACGATTACCAATACAGCAAAAGCGGCTAAGCACTATGGCGGTTCAGAAATGTCCCGTCTACAGGCTCGGAAACTGGCAAAATTAAAAACAGATATTGAATGGGCTATTTTAAATAATGGCGCAATATCTCTTGATGCTAGTGCTGAAAATCCAAAAAGGACTTTTCAGGGCTTTGATGTCGGTTCGACTGCTGGTGCAGTTAGCTCTTTGAATGGAGCAAGCAATACCAATGTCCAATGGGACTACAGTGCTGGATTGGCTAATCTTGATGGAGTCAGTGAGTATATCTTTTCCGATATGGTCTCTGGTAGCATGAAGAAAACTGTATTTGCCTCGAATAAGTGGCTTGTACAGCTTGCCGCCGCAACCAGAACTGATGGTACAGCGTTCTACGACCAAGGTGAAGAAACAAAAACTGGAGTAAGGGTTCGTTCTTACATGGGTCCGGTTGGTCAGTTGGATTTCGTACCTCATCCTCTTCTTAGAGGTAGTCTTGAAGACTATGCTGTTGCGATTGACCCGGCGAATTTCTCAATTCGTCCGTTGGCTGGTCGTAATATGCAACTTCGTAAAGACATCGTTAAGGATGGTCGTGATGGTCAGACTGACGAATGGCTGATGGAGATGGGTGTTGAGATTCGCAATGAGCAAACTCATGCAATCTTAAAATTGGTCTAATTAACCAAATCGCTTGGGGGCGGGTAACCGCCCTCAAGTAACCATTATGCCAGATACAACATACGGAACCGGGGCTACAGGATTTTCTGATGGCTCACCTAGGACGGTGAGTACATTAGGAAAAAAGAAAAAGTCCCGTGTTAGAAAAAAATACCGCAAAAAGAAGGGTAAATAATGCGTTACCAAGAAGCCTATGAATTAATTGACACTGGAGTAATTGCGGGAGGCGTTGAAATCCCTGTTTCTCATAATTTAATGGGAATATATTTTGACCAAGCCGTCAACGATATTGCTATGCGTTCAGTGCAAAAAAGAGACTTTCAGTCTTTTTCATCTAGTGGAAAGGAATATGTTTTTACTAAAAGCAATTATTCTGGACAAATATACAAAGTTGAGCTCGACCAGACAGATGTTCCATTTGTTGATGAGTCATCAATTATATCTAATGTGTCTGATGATGATGTATCAAAAATTGGTTATTATATCAAAACAGATACATCTACTGGTTCTATTACTGGGATAACCGGAGCATCTCCTAGTATAGTAACTTCTGCGTCTCATGGTCTGGACGATGGTGATTATGTTGTTTTTAGTGAAATAGAAGGTCATTATATTACTGCAACTAAGGTATCACATTTAAATAGTAAACGACTTGCTGTTACGACCGACGGTTTAGTTTCTCCTACAAATAGTTTTTCAGTAGCTGTCGACTCTTCAAGTGGAACAACGGCTTACTCAAGTGGCGGTTTTTGGCAGGAAGACACACACAAACTTTATTTAACAAAAAACCCAGATAGCGGTGATACGCTAAAAGTCTATTATTACGCTAAGCCAGAACCAAAAGCTAGCATAGCTAGCAGGGTAGACCTTCCTGCTCAGTTGATTCCGGCGGCAATTCATAATACTTTAGGTCATTTTCTAAATCTTGGGGGAAATCTTCAAGTTGGTAGCGGGCACATGGGGTTAGCTAGAAAGCTAGAACAGGAATATATTGACACATCACGCGCAAAAGAACCTATGCCACACATGGTTCCAAATCCAATGCAATCATTTGTTACTACAAGAAATGGCTCTATTGGTAATTTAACTGGAGCTGATGACTGATGGCTACGTTTCAAGTAAGAATAGAAGATATTATTGGAGCAACATCAAGCGTAGGTAGTGATGATGCTACGGCAAATCAGCAAGCCATACAAGATGCTCTCCAAGATACTGCTAGCGATATACTTAACAAGGTTCGTCCCGATATATTAATTCAATACGCAACCAAGTCTTCCAATGTCACATCAAATCCATTAGCAAGTAATGTTGAAAATTCAAGAATATTATTAGTAGAAAGAAGAGAAGATGACGGCGCTTTTAGTTTGTATGTGTCTTGCGTCTTTGCAGACGCCTCGTTACAGGGTAAGTTGCAAAATTCAAACAGTATTTACTTTGCTACGGGCGAATCTCCTCGGTGGACGTTTAATGACAATGATATTTATGTTTATCCTGAATTAGCGGCGGGGAACCCAGCAAGATATTATTCGATGAATAATCCAACAATAGAGCATGACGCTACTACTGTGACCGCTTTCCCTGATGAGTTAGAACACGCCCTAGTCCTTGGTGCTAGTGCAATATTAAAACAGAGAACTATCACATTTTATAACGAAGATGAAGATGCTGAATTGGTCGCCCTTCATCGTGCTCAATGGGCAGAATTAGAACAAAAATATAAAGATGCCTTAGCTCCATACGTAGCAACAAGCGAATAATGCCAAAGCAGACATACACCATTAGGGACTTTCATGGTGGAATAAGTTCTGATGCCGACCCTAGGGACATGAGTGAGTCTGAGTACCCGGATTTGGTTGATGTTAATATAGACTCTGTAGGGAGAGTTAAAACGCTCGGTGGAGTTACCACAACATCCACTAGTAATACGCTACAGATTTATCCGAATAAAGGGCTATTCACTATGGGCAGTGATAAACAGTTGGATGGGGGCTCCAGTAATGAAACATTTATTATTGCGTACGATGATGGCAGCAGTTCGTTTGATATAAGAGATAGCGAAGGTTGGGACACAGCCCAGATAAGTATGGATAGCGATTTGCCAGTATTCTACGTTGCCGATGGTAACTTAAGAATAATTGATGGGGAATTTGACAATGCTGTAAATAGCGCGTGGTTTGGATATATTAATTATGTAACATTTGAGTCATTGAACGCCGATTCCGATGACGCATCTTATGACTCCACATCTATAGGTTGGACATCCGCCAATCAAAAAATAGCAAGTCCAACTGTTGGTAATTGTTTAATATCTACTCCATTTCCGGGTTCTGATAGTAATGGAGTTAATTCTTCTAGTTCAGAATATATTGGCAATGTTGCTGATGCAAGTGGTGAAGATGTAGCTGATGTTCAGAGTGTTAATTTAAGAGTTGGGTTACAATATTCAGAATTGCTCGCTAATTTAGCTGCTGGGTGGGCAGGAACTAATGTCGCATTGACGGACAAAGCGGCTGATGGTGAATCGACATATCATCCGTTGATTGCAAATAATAATGTAAAAGCAGATTCTAATGAGGCAACAGATACATCAAGTGGGGTTATAGACGTAGGTCAATCATATTCTATAGACGATGAAAATGTTGTTATTTTTGGATTTTATATAACAGCCGCTGAGTACGCAGATTTAGCAAGGGTTGTAATTAGTCATTTTACATCTGGGGATGCATCTAATGTAAGTTTTGTTTTTTCTGAAGAAGAAATAAAGCCTGATTGTTGGAATTTATTAGTCTGCTCTTCTAATAATATTAGAACATCTACCTATACGTTGGGAGAAACTTTGGTAAAGTGGGCTGTTACTGTAATCGATACGAATGGTAGTGCCGCTTCTCCTACTTTTTGGATGAGCGGACCAGTTGTTGCTAGTAGCGTACCCTTAACTGGTTTTCAACCGGGGTTTTATTCTTTCTATCACACCTATTTATACGATGAAGAAAAACAAGAATCTTTGCCTTATTTATTTACAGATACTGGCTCTGGTAACGTGAACAAGATTAATGTCGTTGGAGCTCCCGTACTATTTAATTTTGACACCTATATAAACCCTTACAATAGCGCCGGTAGTCCTGTCTACACCATCAGTAAAAGGGTCACTGGTTCTAGGTTGTATTACAAATTGCAAGAGAATGATAATTTTTATTTAATAGGTGAGCTTGATTTTGTCAAGAAGGGGTTTAAGTGGTTCCCGGAAGGGGACACAATGTCATACAGTATGTCCAACACGACAAATACTACTGGCAGTTTCTTTTCAAAAGCTTGCCTGATAAAAGGTATACTTCCCGCATCTGCTAATGGAATAGATACATTTCGCACAATAAATGGTTTTAGTGGAAATACCGAATCTCTTTCTGCAAAATTTAAAACAGCAACTATTCAAGGAAGGAGAGTTTACGGTGGTAATGTTCGTCAAAACTCAAAAAATTATCCAGATAGAATGCTAAAAAGCCAAGTGAATAAATTTGATGTATTTCCTGACGAAATGGGGACAGTGGACGTTGTTATTAATGACGGTGAAAGTATTGTTGCTTTAGAGTCTTTTGCCGATAGAATATTACAATTCAAAGAAAAAACAATGTATGTTGTAAATGTCTCTGAAAATATGGATTTTCTTGAAGATACACACGAAAGCAAGGGTTGCGCTTTTTCATATCACGTAACCAAGACAGATTATGGGGTTGCTTGGTTTAATGCTTTTGGTGTTTATTTTTACGATGGGAAACAAGTAACAAATCTTTTAGAAAAAAAGGGCATGAGGCTGATTAGCGAGTCCGACTGGGAGACTTTTATTAAGGACGGTACAGATGATACAGATATGTCATCTGCTCATATAGCATATGTCCCTAAAAAAAGACAGTTATTGATTAAAAATGAAAATACTGATGTTTATATATATGATTTTGTATTGAGGGCTTGGATGAAGGGGGCATCTAAAATAACAGTAAATACAAATATGACAAATTTTGTTCTTAACGGCAATCAGGATTTAATCTATCTCAGCAATACGGCTTCTGATATTATGACGTGGAGTCCGGACTCTAGCGCAAGCTCTGGTTTTGTATTACGGACAAGGGATATTGATTTTGGAGACCCGTCGATTAGAAAGAAGATTTATAAAGTATATATTACTTATAAAACTGGAGGGACAACTAATGTTCAAGTTAAATATGATGTTGATGGAGGGACTGCTTTTAATAAAACATTTCAAGATGGAACAAATTTTACAAGTAACGAATTAGACAACGATGGTAGTGGAGCATGGACTCAATCTATTTTAAAACCATCAACTTCAAGTGAAGCAAATAATAAATATTCCTTTGCTATTAAATTTACAACAGACGGCATAGTTCCATCTACATTTGAAATTAATGATATATCTATTGTTTATAGAACTAAGGGAGTTAAGTAATGGCTCTTACTAGAGAAGAACGCAAATTACTTCATCAGAAGTCTCAACAACCCACCTTTGGTTCTGGTAAGCCAGATTCTAGGGATGGAAACGATGGAGATATATCTTTTAGAAAAGTTGAAGGCTCAGGTACAGTACAGTATTTAAAAGAAAATAATGATTGGACAGCTATATCTTCTACGGGCGAAATGCCAGCTATACGAATTGCTGGAGGAGGTTCATCTGGTGGTTCAGGTGGAGTTAGTAACCATGCTTCTTTAAGTGGATTAGAATCAGATGACCATGATATATATCTCCTTATTGATGGCTCAAGGGCTATGACAAGTGTTATGATTATTGGAGCTGATTCAGATGGTACTGATAGAAGTATTACATGGGGTCATTCTACATTAAAGACTATAATGGGTATAGA